AAAACAATTAATTTTAACAGATGGTGCGTTAACTCCTGGCAGTAATGCCATTGTAGATTTAGGAACTGACGCTTTAGAATTTAAAGATGCCTACTTTGACGGTACAGTAGAAGCAGATGCTATAACAATAGCTGGTACAGCACTAGCTACTTACATCAGGGATACTGTCGGCACTAATATGCTTTCCAGTAATACGGAAAGTGGTATTACAGTCACCTATGATACAAGTAACGATAATATTGATTTTGCCATTGACGCAGCCCAGACAGGCATTACGTCTTTATTGGCTACCGATATAAAGATTGGTGAAGACGATCAAACAAAGATTGATTTTGAAGATGCTGACAAGATCAACTTTTATGCTGGTAATGAAAAACAACTCATCCTTGAAGACGGTGCGTTATACCCAGGCTCAGATAATATTATTGATTTGGGTAAATCTGATAATGAATTCAAAGATGCTTTCTTTGACGGTACTGTAACTGC